CGAGATCTCAAAAACCTTACACGCGAAAATGGACCTATACCTGGGATTGTTTTTGCATATAAATCTGGTTGGGAAAACGAGCCAATAATGAGGACGGCTTCTGAGCTTCATAAACATTATAGGCAACTCCAAGGGCATCAATTGGTTGATTTACTTTGTATACTCGAAGATGGATTAATAGTTCTTGATACAGTCTATGAAGGATTTGAAATCGTAGATCGTGACTTTTCAGAGAGATGTATGCTGGCGCATGTCCAGTTCGATGTATCAGTGTTGCTTTGGTTTTTCATAACCTTGCTCAATATTCTTGAATCCCAGCCGGAAACAAAACCAGTCTATCAACGCTATCTGCATGCTGTGGAAGGAATAGGTCTTGTCAGAAAGGTTGGCATTATAAATGATTGATAAACTGCCCAACACAGCGTGCACTGGACTGGCGGGACTCGCCATTTTGCCTGTTGATTGGAATGACAGATAAATTAACTTCAGTTTTGCACTTGTAGGAGATAATGGAATGGATGTTTTGCAATGGGCAATTACTACAGTAGTCGGGATCTTAGGAATAATAGTGGGCAGAGTATGGCAAAAGCATGATCGAACCCTGGAAAAGGATAAGATTACATTCACTAGGACCTTAGAAATGTTGCCTAGTCAAAGTGGAGCTATTTTCTTCTTACGGACGCATGATTTTGGAAGTGCTTTTGAACCAATTGAGGATTTGAAGGAGCTTCGAGCATTTCGTGACCATTGTTCCCGCCCAGAGTTTTTTTATTTGGATAAGGAACTTGAAGGTTTAAGAAAAAATTTGTTAGATAGCTTTAACGAGTTTGATGATCGGCTTGCTGCTGAGGCAAGTTCATGGGGGCTAAATCCAGGCTTTTATCGTATTCGGAGGCCAGAAGACTATGAAGATGTCAGTTCAGAGAAATTTCATATCGTGAGAAATGAGCTAAACAATCGCGCTAAATTGATTTGCGAGAAATATGACCAATTGATAAAGACAGCACATAGAAAATTATAGGATAACTAACCTTGTTTTAGATTGAAGTTTTGCGTTTATCGGATCTACCAACAAAGCGTGCATCCGATTGGTGGGATGTGCCCAGTTCCTAAACTATTTTATATCTTCCATTCCAATGTCCCAGCCTGGAACCACCGGAGACAGTCCAAGCGATAAAGCCGGGTTTTCTCGAAACAAAAGAGTTTACCGAAATACTAATTAATTCTGCAGCCTGAACGGCTCCATCATGCGGGGAGATATTGAGTGGCGTCATATCCTGCTCCTATTTAATCCCATACAAAGCAAACCTGGAGCCACTCCGCAGATCGCCTCGCTTCCCATACAGCAAAAGGGTATCGACCGGCGCGCTGGAGCGCCATTGACCGGCGGTCCACATCTTGTAAGCGAATGTGCCGGTGAAATAACGGCTTCCAAACCCATACGTCGTTAGATAATGCGAGCGACTAGCATATCTGGGAATGGTGATATCCCCGGCACCAAACGCATTGGCATCACAAGCATTATCCGTGACCACCGCGCCTTGCAAAGAGTTTTGCCCGGTGAGGTGGTCGCCCGTCAAGTTGAAATTGGACAGAAAGGACCAGCTGTAATCGTAGTTATTGCCGCTGTCCCCATTGCACCGCAGCATCAATTCTCCGGCCGAAGTCGAATTGACACGCGTGTCATACTTCACCACCAGATCGGTATAGATGCTGGGAATACTGGAAAATGTCACACTGGGCGCATCGGCATTCAGGACCTGCTCAGCGATAAAATACATGGCGCCGGCTAACGCCCATTTCATGCCCAGCGGTTCTGCGCTGTCGGCCATCAACACCGTCCCATCTGCGCCGGCGTTCAGGATCCCCATCGTATCCACACCCAGCCCCACGGCGAGCTGCCCCCTGGCACTGAACAGGTCCGGGACGGATGCGGCCATGTTGTCCACCCAATAGGTATTGATAAACACTTCATCGATCCAGTCGCCGGCGCTCACGGCCGGCACAGGGGTATAGGGCATCATTCACCTCCAAGGATGGTGGAATTCATGGCGATCAGCTCCTCCAGGCTCTGGCTGGGATGCCAGCTCCGGGGCAGGTAGGCATGGACCGGCTTCGCCAGGCGGGCCGCCTCGATCTCGTTCTTGGCCATCGGATGGGGGAGGATCGGTCTTTGCAGCAAGACCCGCTGGATCGTTCGCTGCATGGCTTCGCTAGGGAAGACCACGGGGCGTGCCATGCCGCTGTTGGCATTCCCACAGCGGGCACAGAACATCACCGGCTCTTCGGGAGCGACATAGTTATATTGGCCGCACTCGCAGCGCACCAGCCAGCGTCCAAAATCCACGAAGGCAGCCAGGGGAGCTCCCGCCACGTGCGCGCCATCCCACATCACCTGGAAGCGTCCCAGGGTCCTGGATCTCTCTGCCAGCCAGTGCATCCACCCGGTGACGTTTGCGAAGCCATCCCGCCTGGCCAGGTCCCTGGCGGTGATCAGTCGATTGGGAGTGATTGGATGGTTCATCAATAAGCCACCTTCATGGGAATTCGTTTCGGCAGGATCCAGGCATCGGGATCCGGCGCCAGGGAGGGTTCTGCCATCACGCTGGTGCGCGTGAGGGTGCCGGCTTCATCCATGAATTCGTGCCGCAAATAATGAACCCGGTAGGTCGAATCGATGCCATCGTCGGGCAAATACACTGCGATCGGCTTGCCCAGGTCGAGCTGGAACTGCAGCTCCCCGTCCGGGACCAGATCGAAGGAGAGATATTTGCGTGCGTTGGGCAGGGAACCACCGAGGAAACGAGCGGCTGCGCGCGCGGCGTTGAGGTTCTGCATCCAGTCGGTCGCCAGCGTAAAGGACCGGATCGCCTTCAGCGCTGCCTGGCTGGCCAGGTCATCCACCTTGTACCTGGCGGGGTTGCCTCCGGCGATGGCATTTCCTCGCAGAGTGCAGAACCACAACCAGCCAATTGTAGGTTGCGTATTCATGACAGTCAGTTTTGCACCGCTTGAGAAAATATCTGCAACGACCGTGAAATTGGCGGTCAGATTAATGCCAGTCCCATCCGAGTTGGTGTTGGCTAAATAGTCGGTGACGGGGACCGGCTGCAGGACGCCCCGCGCGGGGCAAGGTTCGTTGTTGTGCATGAAATCGATGAAGATCTCCGTGCTGGAATTGCCATTGACCCGGATCGCCTGCGGCAGGCGCCACAGCACTTCCGTGAGTTGCTCGCTGCGGGGGGCCGCGATCACCTCCACCGAATTGCGGATCGTTTCCCACGGTTCCATGATGTTCAACGTGCCGTGCAGAATATCCTGTTTGGTGATGGTCGCGACCGGCGGCTCGTTGGTATGCCGGCTGCGGAACGTTAACTTCCCATCGCCGGCCATATAGACTCTTCCCAACTCGCTGAACGCCAGGTCATGGATCGCTGCCGCGGCACTCTGATTGGCGATCCACCAGAAGGGATGACGGTCCACGCCATACGCCAGGTCCGCCTCCCACAGCGCCGGCCACTGGATCGTCGACAGGATCAGTGCCACCGCGTCGTCGAAAAAGATCTCTTCCTGCAGGGGAATGCTGATGCGGTTCTTCTGGTCCCGGAGATAGCTCCAGCCATCGGCGCCGGCGAGCGACACGGTCAGCAGGGAGGGGTCCAACCCGATCACCGGCTCGCTCAGCGTGCCGGCCATGAGCGGGCAGATCAACCCGCCGGGCGTGGTCACGCGTACCCGAAAGAAGCGCCCCGGACCCACATGGGGATATAACGGGCTGCTCGTGTTGTAGGGATCATAGTCGCGGTCCAGGTCCACCAGGGTGGCGGAGAACTTGCCGGTTTCCTCCTCTTCAAAACCGCTGCCATCCGAGCGGATCCAATACCGGCGCCCGCGCTCGATGCTCATGGCGGAGAGCAGCAAGCCATCGTTACGCGTCTCATAAGCGCCGTCCTGGTCCCAGTCGATATTCAGGGCGAATTGGGGAGCGCTCATCGGTTCAGATACTCCCGGATCACATCGATGATGATCGGGGCCAGGCGGGTGCGGGCTTCACGTTCGTCGGCTGTGCTCACGAACGGTTTGTATTCGATGGGCACGACGATCGACACACCACCCGCTCCGCCACGGGCCGTTTCTGCAGAAACACCCCTCAGCCCTGCGACCGCTGGAGCGGGGACCAGGCCCGGTCCCATGACCGGCAGCAGCAACTTTTGCACGCCTTCGATCCAGCCCGAAGCGGTCCCGGCTGCCATCTCCCAGCCGACCTGGCGCTTCATCACCTTCGACTCGCTGTGGATGCTATAAAATCCCTTGATCGCCTCCAGGACCGCCTGGCCGACCTTCCTGGCGACGGTAAGCAGCATGGGCAGGCTGCCAAGTAGACCGTTGGCAATCCCCAGCAGAATATTCTTGCCGACCTCCATCCAATCGATGTTCTTGAAATATTCGACGATCTTCTTCAGTGCGTTGTTGAAGATCAGCTTGATATTCTCCCAGGCGGTGCCAAGGAGCGTTTCCAGGATCCGCATGATCGCCTCCCAGATCAGGCGCATCTCCTTGCCGAACATGTACCAGTTCCCCGCCTGTGCATTGCGCCATGCCTGCTTGATGTGGCGCCAGATCGCCAGCCCGTTCTCGATGACGGTGGCGATGGCGTTCATGGCGTTGTCCCACAGCTGCGAGATCCAACCCAGCTTGCCCGAGGTCAGGTCCTGGATCCACTGCATCCCTTTTCCAATAATATTCTTGATCCAATCAATGACTACTTGTACTTTATCGCGTATTCCAAACCAGTTATTCTGCCATGCCATGTATAACAGTGCGAGTGCCGCGATGATCAGCACAATTGCGATCCAGACCGGCGCACTCACCGCAGCCAGTGCCCCGCCGATTGCCGTAATGATGGGGATCAACGCCCCGATCGCTCCCACCACGGACCCAATGATCACCAGCAAGGGTCCAAGCACGGCCACCAGCCCCAGGACGATCAGGATGTTCCTCTGGATACTCGGGTCCAGGGCACTGAACCATGCCACTGCCTCACGTATCCATCCCAGCAGCTGCAGTGCATAGGGTAGAAGAATGACGCCGATGCTCGAGGCGGTATTCTCGAAGTCGGCTTTCAGGATCCTCATCTGGTTGGCCAGCCCATCGGATGTATTGAGGAAATCTCCCTGTGCGGTCTTCGTCTGTTCCATGATGATGGCGTAGATCGCCTGCATCTTCGCCGCATCGTTCATTTCCTCGCCCACGCCCACCAGACCCAGCTCGAGCGCCTTCGCCGCGATCGCATCCTGGGAGAGCATCACGCCATACTTGCGCATGGGCTCGATCTGTCCCACCAGGGCGCTCTGGATGGACTGCATCACCTCCGTGGGATCCGCGTTGTGGAAGGATGCCAGGTCCCCGCTGAGCTTTACCAGCGACGTGCTCATGTCGAGGATCTTGCCCGGCAGCACATTTGCGGTCAGGAAAAGATTGCCAAAGGATCCTGCAGCCTGATAGGCAGCATTGCGGCTCACGCCCAGCGACGTGGCGGAATCGGCTGCCCACTTCTTGATCGCATCGGCGTTTGACCCAAACACCACCGTGACCTTGTTCCAGCTCTCAGCCTCGTCGCTGGCTGCTTTGACAGACAATGCTGCGCCGGCCACGATCGGCAGGGTCAAGGTTGTGGTCAGCCGGCTGCCCACGTTCGCTAATTGATCGCCGGTCCGTTGCCAGGCACGCCCGGTCCGTTCCGCGGCGCGAACAGCCTTCAGCTCGGCTTTCTCCATCTCGGCAGAGAAGCCTCCGATATCGGCTGCCAATTTCACGATCAACGTAGCGAGGGTTGCCAAATCAAACCTTATCTTTCGGTAGGGGAGAGGCAGGTGCCTTCTTATTCGCGCTCGCCAGCATCCCGAAGAATGCTTTTACCTTGTCGACCACGGTCACGGGCTTTGTCTCTTCCTGGGCTTGCTGTTCATCCAGTGCCTTCTCGAAATCCGGCATAAAGTCTTCGATCGTCCAGCGTTTCTTCCGGCTGTCCGTCCACAGATTTGCGACCAGCGCTGCCAGCATAGCGAAGCGGGTATCCATCCGTGATTCGCCGAACGGCTGCAGGCGTGCATAAGCCATCCACTCGGAGAACTCGCGTGAGCTCACCCACTCCTGGCATACCTGCACAGACGGATGACCCAATGCCAGCGTTAGCTCGAACCAGAATCGTCGCTCTGGTCGCTCTCGGAGTTTTTTGTGAGCTCGTCCACATCTGCTTCGCTGATACCGCTCAGTTCGGCTGCCACGTTGTAGATCTTTGCGAGCTCGCCGGCACTCTTACGTCCAAGCGCTGCGATATCCTCATCGCTGAACAGTCGCTTGCCCTGTTCATCCACGATAGCGCGTGCACATAGCTTGGCACGGAAATTGGACAAGTTGATATCCTTGTTCTTGCCCTTCCCCTGCAGGGTGCTGGCTTCCAGGGCATCACGCTCGGTACCGGTCAACGCGCGCACACGTACGATGCCGCCCCAGGCTTCCACATCGCGGGTTTCCAGATCGTCGGCTTGGAGGATCTGTTCACGAGTTAAGAGTGTCATGGGACGATCTCCGAAACAGGTCCTGAAATTTTCAGGGTCACATCGGTCTCCAGGATGCCTTCCACCGGCGCATCCGGATCGAACTGGGTCACGATCGCCGCAAACTGATAGCCGGTATCGTCGACATCCGGCAGGACCAATTGAAAATTGCGCTCGACCCGGTTGATCAGATCCGCTGCCAGGCCTGTGGCAAACGAATGCCCTGTGTTCCCAGGCAGGAAGTTGAGCTTGAACGTGCATTCGCCGCCTTCGATCAGCGTGGCTTTGAACGTCCGCCAGCCACCTGCAGACCCATGATGGGTGGTCTCCTTGGTCTCTGCCTTCAGCTTGAAGGGTTTGATGTCTTTCACTTCGG